AGAACTTTCTCACCTGACTATTTAATAGCTGTAGATGTGAAAATGATACTTGAAATTACTAAAAGCGGTTATCAAAACAATAATAGTGTATGGACTAATCATAATAATGCATATACAGAAATAAAAAATGTAAATTATTTTCAGCCTAGTAAAGGTTGGAGTAGCGGCCCTACAGCATTATGGCTAGCAGCAGAACACGGATATGATGACATTTATATTTTAGGCTTTGATTATGCAGGACTTGAAAACAATAGTAAATTAAATAACCTGTATGCTGGCACAAAAAACTACAAAAGACCTAACGAAGGCGCTACTTTCTACGGTAATTGGCTAAGGCAAACTAAAACTGTTGTTAGAGATAATAAAAAAACTACCTTTCATAGAGTTATAGCACCAGATAATTATATGCCAGACGAACTAAATACTTTTGAGAACTTTAACACAATTGAACTGGATGATTTCCGAAAAATCTTCAGTTTTTCACCAATCTAAACAAAATGGGTCGTTTTGAGCCTGTTTGCACATAGTTTCTTGTATAAAGAGTAAATACAAATGACAGCCTTACCATAGGTAAACTTTTTACAGGAGATTAGAAAAATGGCAGACCAAAATAAGTTTGAACAAATGCTTGAAAAACTTGTCAATGAAGACAAGGCAGGCGCAGAAGAATTATTCCACGATATAGTAGTAGAGAAGTCGAGAGACATCTATGCAAGTCTAATTGAATCAGATATTGAAATCGAAGAAGAAGATGACACAGAAGTAGATGAAACTACTGATGAAGAAGTCGATGAAGCTTCAGATGAAGAAGTTGACGAGTCAGACGATGACGAAGAAACAAACGAAAATTTCGACCTAGATGAATTTGAAGTTGAAGCTGACCCAATGGATATGGGCGGCGACGCAGCTGATAACTTCATGGGCGACATTGAAGCAGGTGATGACGAAGGTGAAGAAGGCGAAGAAGAAGGCGAAGGCGACATTGAAGATCGTGTTGTAGACCTTGAAGACGCATTAGACGACCTAAAGGCAGAATTTGAAAAAATGATGGGTGACGAAGACGAAGACGAAGGCGAAGACGATGGCGAAGAAGAGCCAGAAGAAGCTTTTGCATTCGAAGCAACTGACGAAGAAGTTGATGAAGCTTCAGACGAAGAAGTTGACGAAGCATCCGACGAAGAAGTTGACGAAGCATCAGAAGATGATGTTGAAGAGTCAGCAAAGTCAGACAGAGAACAAATGCGCGAGTACGTTGATAAAGTATCAAGCGGACACGGAGCAGAAAAGAAAAGCACAGGCGACAATGGCGACAGCGGTAAGTCACCAGTAGCAAGTGCAAATAACATGGGCGGCACTTCAGCTAACATCTTAAAAGGTGGAGAAGCAGGTAGTGGTAATCATGCTGGTCTAGGTGATTTAAACACTAAAGACCAAGATGGCGGAAACATCAATGTACCAGGCGGTAAAGCGTCTAAAGCTGGCAAATCAGAGCCAGGACACGGTGCAGAGAAAAAAGGGAAGCCAGAACAAGCCGACAAAGGTGCAGGTTCACCATTAAACGGCGCTCCTAAAAGAGCAAAATAAGGAAACTGAATGCAAAACTTTCTAAGAGAGCATCTGACATTTGACCAGGCTAATATGGTCGTTGAGTCTGCTGAAAATTCCAATGGAGGAAAAGACTTATACCTAAAAGGTATTTGTATACAGGGCGGTGTGCGTAATGCTAACCAACGTGTTTATCCTGTAGAAGAAATTGGCAGGGCTGTCAAAACTCTCAGCGAGCAAATCCAAGGTGGATATAGTGTTCTTGGAGAAGTTGATCATCCGGAAGGCCTTAACATTAACTTAGACCGTGTATCACACATGATTACTGAATGTTGGATGGACGGACCTAATGGTTATGGTAAATTAAAAGTATTACCAACCCCGATGGGACAACTAGTGCAGACAATGCTGGAAAGCGGCGTCAAGCTAGGTGTTTCGTCTAGGGGCTCTGGTAACGTATCAGAAGACGGAGATGGAAAAGTTTCCGACTTTGAAATTATTACAGTGGACGTTGTTGCACAACCAAGTGCACCAGGTGCGTACCCAACACCAATTTACGAACACTTAATGAACACCCGTGGAGGGTACCAGGCATTTGAACTAGCACAGGCAACTAAGCACGACGACAAGGCACAGAAATATTTAAAAGAGAGCTTATTAAATATAATAAGCGGGCTCCGATAACTGAGGAGAATTAATATGTTGGAAGCATTAAAATCACTCTTCGAGAGCAGCGCACTTTCAGAAGAAGTACAAGCAGAAATACAAGAAGCATGGGACGCGAAGATCACTGAGAATCGCCAACTTGCTACCGCTGAACTTCGTGAAGAATTCGCAAAGAAATACGAGCATGACAAATCTACGATGGTGGAAGCCATTGATAGTATGTTATCTGAGAAACTAGCAGAAGAAATTGCTGAGTTTGCAGATGATCGTAAACAACTTGCTGAGGCAAAAGCAAAATATGCAATAGCAATGCGTGAAAACGCAGACCTAATGCAAAAATTTGTTATGGAAACTCTTGGTAAAGAAGTTGGTGAATTACACGAAGACAAGAAGGCAATGGCATCTAAGTATGCACAGCTTGAGGAATTTGTAATAGAAGCTCTTTCTAAAGAAATTGCAGAGTTTTACGAAGATAAAACAGATTTAGCAGAAACAAAAGTACGTTTAGTACGTGAAGCTAAAGAACACTTCAAGAAAGTTAAAACTAACTTTATTGAAAGAAGTGCTACAGCGGTATCAGAAACTGTTGATAAGGTCCTTAAAGGGGAAATTACACAACTTAAAGAAGATATTGAAGAAGCACGAAGAAACGATTTTGGTCGCAAAATATTTGAAGCATTCAGTAATGAATATTCAGGTAGCTACCTAAATGAAAAAAGCGAAAGTGCCCAGCTATTGAAAGTTGTTGAGTTGAAAGACAAACAACTAGCAGAAGCAAAAGCATTTGCTGTAAAGGCTAAAAAACTTGCAGAAGCTCAATCAATTGAGAAGAAGCAACTAGTTGAATCAGCAAGGCGCGAAAGAACCATAAACGAATTGATTTCACCATTAGGCACTAATCAACGCGACATTATGACTGACTTACTGGAAAGTGTACAAACTGATAGATTACAAAAATCTTTTGACAAGTACCTACCATCTGTAATAGATGGCCATACTCCAGCAAAGCGTAAGGCAACGGTATTATCAGAAGGCAAAGAAATAACAGGCAACAGAAAAAAATCAACGACACATGTCAAAGCAGACGAGTCTAATGTATTAGATATACGCCGTCTAGCTGGATTAAATTAAGGAGAAAATGATGTCAGAACTATTAGAAAGTCGCTGGACAGAAACCAAAGACGCTCTTCTTGAAGGCCTAGACGGTAACAAGAAAAGTGTGATGGCTGCCACACTAGAAAACACTCGCAAGTATTTGTCTGAGAGTGCAACAGCAGGCGCAACATCTGCAGGTAACGTAGCAACACTTAACCGTGTTATCCTACCAGTTATCCGTCGTGTTATGCCGACAGTAATTGCCAACGAATTAGTTGGTGTACAACCTATGACCGGCCCAGTTGGTCAAATTCACACGTTACGTGTACGTTACGCAGACGCTTTTAACAGCGCCAACGGAACAGACACATCAGCTGGTGAAGAGGCGTTAAGCCCATTTAAGATTGCGGAAGGATATTCCGGCGCAACTGACGATAAAGCAGCTACTACAGCAGCTTTAGAAGGCAATGCTGGACGTAAATTGTCAATCCAGATCTTAAAGCAAACTGTAGAAGCAAAGTCAAGAAAGCTATCAGCTAGATGGACTTTTGAAGCTGCACAGGATGCACAATCAATGCACGGTATTGATGTTGAAGCAGAAATTATGGCTGCTTTAGCTCAGGAAATTACCGCTGAGATTGATCAAGAAGTTTTAGCAAGCCTTAACAGCCTAGCTGGTAATGCCGCTGAAACATATGACCAAGCTGCTGTATCAGGTACAGCTACATTTGTTGGTGACGAGCATGCTGCATTAGCTGTTCAAATCAACCGTGTTGCTAACTTGATTGCACAGCGTACACGTAGAGGCGCAGGTAACTACGCTGTTGTTAGTCCTTTTGCACTAACAATTCTACAAAGTGCAACAACTTCTGCGTTCGCAAGAACAACTGAAGGGACTTTTGAAGCTCCAACTAACACTAAGATGGTTGGTACTTTGAACAATGCAATGAAAGTGTACGTTAACACTTACTCCAGCGACAACGCTGACGTACTTGTTGGTTATAAAGGCGCATCTGAATCAGACGCACCTGCATTCTATTGCCCATACATTCCATTGATGTCAAGTGGTGTTGTATTAGATCCGTCAACATTCGAACCAACCGTATCATTTATGACACGTTATGGTTATGTTGAACTGTCTAACACAGCTTCGTCACTTGGTAACGCAGCTGATTACTTAGGTAAAGTTGCAATTACTAATGGTAATGTTAGCTTTAGCTAAGTTTATATAAACTGATTAAATAGGCTCTTCGGAGCCTATTTTTTTGACTTGATTTTGGTTGACACTATAGTAAGTCTATGTTATTATTATACAATGCAAAAGCACACAATATTCAGTACACCTCTCTAAGAGTCATCGTATAGCGATAGTTTACAACCTATAATAACAGGCTGCAAAAGCCTCGCGCAACAAAGCGACT